TTCATCAAGCATTCCCGGTACAATTGCAGAAATTGGTTTTCTTCTCCAGAAACCTTTGTCATCTACAACATTTCTTACTTGTTCTACTCTGATATATCCATATTTAGAATTCTCAGACATGTTAACCACTGTGTTTGTTGTAGCATCAGCTAATACTCTTACTTTTGAGTTCATCTTTTTGTTTTTTAAAAAATTAATAAATTGATTGTTGAGTAGATTTGTACTATATCATTAGTTACTCATTCTAAGTGATAAGTTGTAAGTATTGCATATCGCGATTAGCAATACTAATCATCCAGGGTGTTCCCTAAGTCAATGATATCATCAAATGGTATGTCATCTGATGGTATATCATTTAAATCATAATCCTCCATTGGAAGGAATTCTATATCAATATACTTCTCTCTGGTGTTATTCTCAACAGCAGATCCAGTAAAAGGGTCCCTAATATGTTCACCGAAGTCTATGGACATGAGGTATTGTATATCTTCATCAGTAAGACTCAAAAATTCCTCTATTGTGAGGTGAACTACTTTCCCATTAGGGAGTTGATATAACATTACCTGCATAAATATGCAGATAAATATATAGCATTTATTTAGACCTGAAATGTTTAAATCAATAATATTTACCATTATATAGCTAAACAATGAAAAGGGGATATTGCTACCCCCTATATTCATTTATCAGGAAAAGCATATTCACAGAATACACTATCGTAAATGTCAATCATTATTTTTTCTATAGTCTAGTATCTTGTTATACAGACCATCATTGAAATGGGTAAACCATTTTTTATCTGTTACTCTTTGCTTAAATGCATTTATAGTACCTTCTTTTCTTTGTATGGTGTACTTTATTCCCTGTTTAACCAACTGGTTATGTTGATCTTTAACAGAAATATTAAAGTCAAATCCCATGACAGATGTTATAAGTTTCTCATTGTAATCCATATACACATTTTTAGTTAATAAATAGTGATCCTGTTTGGATTCGAACCAAAGACCTACTGCTTAGAAGGCAGTTGCTCTATCCAGCTGAGCTACAGGACCAAGAGTATTACTTTTTGAGCTCTAATGTCTCATCATACTCAAATGTTCCGGTTTTAATATACTCTAATATCTCAGCTTTATAGGCATAGTCTACAACTTTACCATCTTTGAAGAATAGAGCATACTGTTTATGTCCGTGCATTGTTTGTTGATACTTGACAGTTCCTGTCATTAAGTACCATAAAAATACTATTTTCATTTTGATAATATTAAACCGTAAATAACTAAACTAACAGATGATAGAACAAATATTGTAAGGCCCCATTTGAAACCTATAAAGACTTTCTCTTCTTCTATTTCTCGTTCTATTATATCCATGTCCCATTGCAGATCACTCACTCTAATCATTACCACATCAGCATCTGCATTTGATTGGTATGCAGCAATAATGAGGGACTGTATATCCCTCTTTTGCTGTTCTAATTTTCTAAGTTTTCTGTAAATCATTTGCTTACAGTTTTAGTTTCTATTTGCTTTTCCTGACCATAAGCATCACACTGGTGACCACTGGCACAACTAACAAAAGATGCTAGTATGCCAATGAATACAAACCATAATAATACAATTCCAATTGTTTTCATAATTCTTTTTTTAAATTTTCATAAATTTTATGTCTCTCTCTAAGTTGAACAACATTAGCATGTTCACTTAATAATGCATATCTAATGCTTTCCATTTCTGTATTAATAATAATATTAATTCTATTCTTAACTTCATCAGTAGAATAGTTAGCAAATTCAGAAATGATATTGTTATAAATCATACTCTTTAAATGAGCTGTTAATTCTGTTGATACTGTTGTTTCTTCTATGTTCATAATTTCTAATTCTTAAAACGGTAAATCAATTTCAACTGGTTGGATAAAATTCTCCATACCCAATGCGTTATCTAATTTTTTAATTGTTTGACATGCTAATTTATATTCCTTAGCATTCTTTTTGTATTGTTCAAGGATACTAAACCAGGAATTATACTTTTCATTTCCTATTTGATTCCAAAAGATAACACCCTCTATCCTGTAGAGATACGGATTCTTCTTGCTATTGCAATACATTACATTAAAGTCATATTCTTTCCTAATCTCAATAGCATCCTCTGGTGTAAGGTTCATGTTAATCTTAATTAAGGTGTGGCTACCAAATGAATGGTAGCCAAATGGGACAGTTCTGTTCATAAGTGTAGTTTTATGGTCAGTAAGTTATTTAAGCTCACTGACCTGTTTCATTATATCCGTAACCTCATCTGGTGTAAGATATCCCATAACATCATTTGTTATAGGTGTATCATAGCATAATTCAGAGTACTTCATTTCAGGAGTCATTCTGATTATTGCTAATTCATACAGACCATCTCTTCCACCATAAGTGTATAGACCTTTAACTACAGATACACCATAGTGGTTATCAAATAAATGATGTGCACCAATTCCCATATCTGTTTCTTCAAATTGTAAATCTTCAAACTTCATAAGTTGATTTTTAAGTTATTAAATAAGTTTCTATAAGTTAATTACCCCTCTGCACTCAGTTGTAATAGTAGAACTAGTATTTCAGGCCTTTTACGCATTCTAAGATGACACTAAGTTTTTATTTGCCATAAAGAAACTACTATTACAACTGCCTGACCTTGGGAATCAGGAATGGTGCATTAATAAGCAAGTCTCAACAGCTAACTTGCACACCCAGTTTTCAACTGTACCTATGATTGCTCAGTAGGTTGGGTTAATATAAAATGTAAAAGGCTGAGTGATGACCATTTACTGCAATAATTGTGATAGTTTTCACCATCTTACACACACCATTATTTCTAATAGTATATTGCATGCACAATAGATTAAGGTATCTATCTTACCACTACATACTGACTAATAAGTTCCTGTTCCTACCAACTTCCCCGCAAAGGATTAACAAGATGCCTCCTGTTAGTTAGATAGTACTTATTTCCTTTACCATCTGTCTTGCGGACATCAGGTATCTACATATTACAGTAGAATAAGTGCATTTTCACCAGTATGTGTTTGGACACTTTTGCTATTAATAATTGATAATTATTTTTTAGCGGTCCAGGACAATGAGAATAGTGGTCCAAACCCAAAGTAACATGCTATCTTTTGGATAGTTTAGTTACTACTACTCTCTGCTTTCACCGGCCAAGGTTACTCACTACTGTATGATACTGCCCACGGTATTTCTACCAACAGACCATCATACAATTAACATACGCTTCAAGACTGGCAATCCCTACTACATAATGCCTACTATGCCTATCTATTGAGATTTCTCTCTCAAACTCCTACCTGTTAGAAGTTCTGTAACACTGTGCATCAACCGTTAGGCCACAAGCACACCATATTACAGGTGACATAGTATCTTTCTGTGGACAGAAGTATTACATTCTGCGCAATATGTTACCAACATATCACTTTATACCATCACTGGTTTATCCTATGGTCACGAAGACTGACCTGTTGTTTCAGTAACCTATCAAGTAGGTTTAACGCACACACCATGAGTATCTAAACTCTGAGGGTAACAACACTGTGTACTTATAGTCAGGACTCTTACCTGCAAATCCCTACATAGTCAATAGGAATGGCTTTCTCATATACAGACCATTTGCAACTGATAGGTATATGTTTAGCTATATTCTATTTTGTATTATATAAATATAATACCTAATAAATAGAATGATAATACAAGGATAAATAGATGGATAAGTGGTAATACTATACAATAACACTAATGTAAACATATTAAACGCGCGTAAGACCACATATATCTTTATCTTCCTTGTATTGTTAGTTCTATACTCTTACAGTACAGACCAACAACATCAAAATCAGTCATGCAATGTTTAATCAAAGCTTTCCGAAGGAAAAACTAAAAGGGAATATCCCTTATTAAAAAAAATATACCCCACACATCCCGTGTGAGGTATATCCCGGACCTGAACCTGCTATACAGCAAGTTCCGCAAGGTCACTAAGAGACATAGTTGCCACTGTCTCAGCAGTACCCTTGTTATGAACCAACCACCCTTTAACAGGTTTACCGGTCTCTTCATTGACACCGTCCACATAGGAAATCTGCAATTCCCTTACATTGGATGCATCAATGATTTTGGCCTGCCCCTTATCATTCACCACTTTGGATGAAATCATGGCAGAAGTTCCATTAGGGAACTCAACCCACATGGAACCCTTGTCGGTTCTTTTAATCCCCCAATTATCTCCCTGACTTTTCCAGAAAGAAATGAAAGTTTGAGTTTGGCTGAAAGTTGTTTGATTTGTCATCGTTACACAATTAAAGATTAATACTAAATCAAGTATTGAAATGTTATACTTAAAGCTGCCGAAGGCAAACTAAAAAATAAAAAAAGAAAAGGGGAATTACTCCCCCTATTTCTTAACCTACTACATATCATAGAAATGGTCTTGTGATTGCATTATGAATGGAAACTTATCCTCACTGGACATAATGTCCCACAAATCCGTTTCCTTAATCTGCAACTTGCACTTTTGCAGAAGCATTTCATTTAGTTCAGTTTTGGCACGGTGCAACAGAATGATATTGTTGAACTTTTGATTGTACTCCTCTGATGGAATACCTAACAAAGCACAACTATCTATCTGTGACCTAACAATCCCTAAACCGTAGATGAAACTCTTATCAGTGCTATTAGCATGCAATATGGTATTTGCACTAACATCAATACTCCCAATGTCTGAAATTTCCTTTCGGTGAGTTTCAATTGCTTTGTTGAACTCTGCAATTTGCTCTAAACATTTTGTGTATTCTTTTACAATCTTTTTCATGGTAAACAGTTTTAAGTTAATATTGAGAAAAGTGATGAAATGTTTGTATTCAAAAAGGAAAACCCCCCGAAGGAGGTTAACCTATTGCCGTTAGATTTCATAATCAGGTTCTTCGGCAACATTTCCCCATAACATGAAGAACTGTTCTTCTGCATCCAGAATTGCCTGATAGATGAACATGCTATTTTCATTGTCAGGATTCATGTTGTTGTACATGCACCACTCAATAAAATCGCACCAAGTTTGGTCTACACTTTTCATATAAATGTTTTTAAGGTTATTACTAAGGAAAGTAATGAAATGTTTGTATTTAAATTTTAAAGGGGGCATAACACCCCCTAACCCTAATCACCATGGTAAATCCCTTGGAAAAGCAATTTCATCAATTGTATCCTCCAATTTCAGAATCATCTGAATGAGTTCAGACTTATCCAATAATGCCAATACTTCTTCCCGTGGCACACCCTCATACGGGTCAAAATCAATACTTTCATGCATAACAAATAATTTAAAGGTTAAGAAGAGTATTGAAATGTTTTACTACTCTTGCCAAGCCCCTCATATTGAGGAGCCTAGCAATTTCCTTGGCATCTACATACTTAATGCCTATTTTGAATCCACAGGCAGGTGGAACCCGCTTAATGTATTCAATAGCCATAGCAGCTGCTTGTTTATTAGTAGCAGCAAAGTCAAGGTCTAGCACACTGTTGCCTTGGTGATCTGTGATGATAGCATAGTAAATCTTCATGATAAATATTTTAAGGTTAGTATGAGTATTGAAATGTTTGTATGAGAAAGGCAAGAGCCACCCTAAAAGGGCAGCTCATCTGCTAAGTCATCAGCTTTTAATTCACCAGCAACTAAGTCATCAGCTTCTATGTCATCAGCACTTGGCCTCCAGGGTTCCCAGAACTCTGTAGGTACATCAGGTACATCGTCATTGTAGTAGCACTCCCAGCACGGAGGTTCATACTGATTTTCATCCGGAAGGTACACAGCTTGTACCTGTCCACATTTGCAAGGTTCTTTCATCATGGTATTTAGATTATAGTTAGAGTAAGTCATGCAATGTTTTGTATTTTCTGGTGCAGTTTTTTTCTTTGCACTAGCTGTATTTCAAAGCACCCTGCCAGCTTCATGGGGGGTACCACCCTTCCAGCTGCACCCCGGGGGCTCTGATCTATGTGACTCTCCACATCCTCTAATGCAAAATATTTTTGGTGGCAAAAAAAATTTTTGTATATTATAAATGTAACCCACTAAATCAAATACATGGAGGTTAAGAAAATGGGTAGGAATGTGCATAACATATATCTTACCGGAAAGTCAGTTGAGGTTGCAATCTTGTCTGACGTACACTGGGATAACCCACACTGTGATAGAAAACTTTTAAAAAAACATCTTGATTACTGTAAGGAGCATAACATACCTGTTGTTATTATAGGGGATCTATTCTGTCTTATGCAGGGGAGAGGTGATAATAGAAGAAATAAGTCAGATATACTCCCGGAACATAATAATGCATTTTACTTAGATTCAATTGTGGATACTGCTGTAGAGTGGTTTACACCTTATGCAGATATTCTTACTGTGATTGGTTATGGTAACCATGAAACTGGAATCATTAAGTATCAAGAGACTGATGTGCTTAAGAGATTTGTTGATATGATGAATCTTAAGAATAATACTAATATTCACACTGGAGGATATGGTGGATGGATAGTTTATCACTTAGCATACAGAGGTACATCAAGGAGTGTATTTAAACATAAGTACTTTCATGGCTCAGGCGGAGGAGGTATTGTTACCAAAGGAGCATTAAATCTTACTCGTGCTTTAGAGACGTATGAGAATATGGATTTATTTACAATGGGGCACATACATGAGAACTCATCCCGTAATGATGTTAGAGAAAGTCTAGAGTATTACAATGGTGTTTTTAAAATTAGACAAAAGACAATCCATCATTGTATTACTGGAACATACAAAGAAGAGTATGATGATGGGGCTACTGGATGGCATGTTGAAAGAGGTGCACCACCAAAACCATTGGGTGGAAGAATAGTTACTTTATCTGTTAAAGATCTTAATGATCCAAAAAAAGGTCTAAGAATAATGGAAAAAAAAGTAGATAGTAGATCTTTTCCAATTTAATTTATACATTTGCTTTGCTAAACAAAAAACAGCGGCATAGGTCTGGAGGTGAAAGCCCAGGCCTTTGTCGTTTTTATTATATTTGTCTTATGGAAAAATGGAAACTATTCTTCCTATATGTATTAGGTATATGTGTAGGAGTTGCTATAGGGTACATGATGTCTGGGTGTAAGTCTACCCAGAAGTGTGATGCTTATAGCAAGTGTGCAAAATAATTTGTATATTTATATATGAAGAAAATAGACATGGGTAAGTATGTAGTACTCATTGGTGATAATGCCACTGAGATATTTGACTATTACAATGTCCCGGAAATGCATGGTCTAAATAGAGTGGATGCTCAAGCTGAAGAAGTAGACAAGACTAAGGGCAATGGTGTTTACATATATGGGTGGACTAACTATGATCCCGCGGATAAGAAGCTAACAGCTAAAGCTCCAAATAAACCATTCTTGTTTTTGAACATGGGTGCTTTCAAAAAGTATAATGCTACAGAGAAAGCAACAGCTGTTATGCATGAAACTATGCACATGAGTATTTTGTTAAATAACTGGAATATCAAAGATAAAGAAGAAGAAGTTATTACATTTGCAGAAGAACAAGCAAATAAGATAATTGAGAAAATCAATATCGGTGTAAAAGAGCAACCAAAGAAAAACTTCTTTAAAAAATAATGGCATATATAGAACACAACTTCTTTCCTCTCAAAGTATTTGTTAGGAATGAATACATGTACCAACACCAGAAAGGTCATGGAGAATTTACCCCGGGAATAGTAATATCAGTAAGATGCATGCCGGGACAAGCTGCATTATTCCAGGTATTGTTAGAGAATGGTGTGCTTAGAGATAAGCTACCTAGCCATGCTCTACTGACAGAGCCAGAAACACCAGATCCAGATCTACCTTTCCACTTTCTACAGCTATGGAATTGCTTCTCATATAATTTTACTTTAGTAAGTCTTTCTTATTTGTATGATACCCCTGTAGAAGTGTATATGAAGGATCATAAGTTTTATAAAGGTAATTACTTTGGAACTATTAACTGGGGGTCAAATGACATGAACACAGATCTTACATTATCTGAAGATCCTAAAGAACATAAGTCACATCATATTATTTTATTGGAGAACGGACAAATAGCTTTACAACCTAACAACAGAATCAAATGGTCTGAACCTAGTTTTGTAACTAAAGCTTTTCCAGAAAAACCAGATTACTTAGTATGTAATGAATGGTATAACTGTGAAGGATTTGAGAAGTGGGCAACAGAAGATTCAGAGCGCATGTTCTATGACAATGAATAATGTTTTAATTTTTTTAGTTTAAATAAAAAAAGTTTTTATATTTGTTCAATATAAATTTAAATCATGGAAGAAGAGAAATCAATAATGCTGCAAATTGTAGAAACTGAAAGCGGAATGGAAATTCATATAAATGAAAAAGCTTATGGTAACTTTGGTCTTGTGGGTTTGATAGAACATATAAAAATAACTCTCTTAACAAATGACGATACCCAGTTTGAAAAAAGAATGAAAGCTCCAAAGGTATCTGAACAAAAATATGACGCGTAACAAATAAACCAACATATGAAAACTCTAAGAGGTAAAAGAGTACTGATAACAGTACCAGAATTAAAGAAGTCTTCTGTAGAATTATCTGCAAAAGATGAAGAAATGATCATGCAAGAAGCCATGAAGAAGTGGCAAAAGTTAACAGTTTATGCAGTAGGTGATGAAGTGACTGATATTAAAAAAGATGATCAGGTATATATTCAAACATATGCCTTAGAATCTGGAGAAAAAATTGAAGTTGATGGTGCTATTAAGATCCTAACAACTGAATCAGCCATTGCTATAGTATGGTAAATTGGATATATAAAAAAATAGTAAAATGAAAATACTTGTTATTATAATTATTCTTATTGTAATATTAGCCATATGGCTAGTAGCTCATATATTGTACAAACCAGTATATGATAAGATAGCAAAAGAATATGTAATTAATGAAGATGATTTTAAACTTGCAAATATCTGTATTGCAGTAATGCTTGGTTTATCATTTGTTATTGGTCTACTACTATAGCCTGTATCTCTTCTCTTTCCAAAGGTTAATACAAACACAGGCGGATCCCCAGATTTTTTTTCTGGGGATTTTTTTGTATATTATAGTATGACTGAAATAATTGAACAGGGTGAAGTAAATGTAACCGGTACAGTTGTAGCAACTGGTACTACTGGAATTTTATCTACAAAGATTACAACCATGAAGTTTTATAACCCCTTGGCATATACAATTACATTAGAAAGATATAATGCAAGTACTGCAACAACAAATGTATTATATGAATTTAATTTAGATGCTGGAGATTCAATTACTGATACAATGATATATGCATTAAATACTGGAGATACTTTAACCGTTTATTCAAGTATTCCCGGAACAACATACTATTTTTTTGGTGTTAATATTTAAATAGTATGCAATTAATAGACAAAAATGGTAATGTATTTGGCGGTGGAATAGAAATAACTGGTCCAGATGGAAAGCCAAAAACAACAGGAGGGCTTACTGTATGGGGGAGCATCACAGGAACGCTATCTAGTCAAACAGATTTACAGACTGCCTTGAATGGTAAGCAAGCTACTCTAATCAGTGCTACCAACATCAAGACCATCAATGGTAACTCAATCTTAGGTAGTGGAGATTTGACTGTAGGTGGTAGTGGGTTGACTGTAGGAACAACTGCAATCACTTCAGGTACTATTGGTAGGGTATTATTCCAAGGCACAGGCAATGTATTACAGCAGAGTGCTAACTTGTTTTGGGACAACACAAATAACAGACTAGGGATAGGGACAAGTAGTCCATCTTTTTCTTTGGATGTTAATGGTGGTTTAAGAACACTTGGTGTATCCCAACTAAGAGGTCCATCAAACAGTATATTAGGAAGTAATTTACAAACAACATCAGCTGCTCTTATTTTTAATAATACATTCAATGGTGCTCTTGGTATAGGTAGTTATTCTAATTCAGGCGCAGAAATTCAAAGTGCCCAAAATGGTGGTGTATCAGTTGGAGGTATTTTAATTTTACAAAGACAAGCTGGAAATACATTAATTGGCACAGCTACAGACGCAGGATTTAAGTTAGATGTGAATGGTACTGCTAGGGTGCAGGGTACAATGACTATACCATCAACAGGTAATTTTGGTATTACTGTTTCAAGAACAGGAACATCAGGTATAGCTCAACAGATTTTTAATTCTTCAGCCACAACTTATTTAGGTGCAGATAGTTCAGGTGGTGGCTTTTTATTTACAGGTGGATTGCCTTATGCTTCATTTTTTGGTAATGGTGCAAATAGGCCTACACAATTTGGTACAAATGGTGCAATAAGAATGACTATTTTTGCAGGTGGTAATGTGGCAATAGGTACTACAACTGATGTAGCTAGTGCAATTTTACAAGCAAGTTCAACAACTCAAGGCTTCCTACCTCCACGAATGACCAATGCACAGATGCTAGCAATAGCTACACCTGCTGCAGGATTGGTAGTATATGACACAACTAACAACAAGCACTGCGGATACAACGGTACTGCTTGGCAAAACTTCTACTAATGATACAGATAGAACCACTTAACATACCAACTAAAGGCACAGCATCTCAGATGTCAGTGCTAGTACTTAACTTTGCTACCAATGCCACAACAGCTCAGACATATTGGCAACTATATGATGATGAGGGTACACCCCTATTGGATGGTAACTACACCATGACTGATGAGCAGTTCGCAACTTGGGGTACGGACAATAACGTGGTTAATGAATATGTAGCAGATGCTATAGGAGTAACAATAATAAATCAATAAAAAATGATAACACTAGACGAAAAACAACTAGAAGAGATTAAAAATTATTTAGGTGAAGTTCCACTTAAATACTCTTTACCACTACTTCAGTATTTAGAAAAACTAATACAAGAGCAAAAAGAAAATATCCAGGAGAAATAGTTTGTTATCTGAATAATTTTTATTATATTATAGGTATACTATATATTTATTTTAAAAAAAACAGTCATGGATATTTTAAATTTTATTTCTTGGATTAGAGGTCGTAGAGTAGTTACCACTGTTGATCCAACCAAAACATTATTACCAGTAGCTCTTAAAGATGATAGAAGAGACGATGAATATTTAACAGGTGCAATTTCTGTACAAAATTTCATCAGCCAAATTGGACAAGGTGCTCAAGGGCCTGCCGGTCCCCAAGGACCTCAAGGACCACAGGGTGTACAAGGTATAACTGGAGTACAAGGACAAGCTGGTGCTCAAGGTCCTATTGGACCACAAGGTATTCAAGGTTTACAAGGAGTTCAGGGTATAACGGGTGCTGCAGGTGCTCAGGGACCTATTGGATTAACTGGTCCTCAAGGAGTACAAGGTTTGCAAGGTATTCAAGGTGTGGCAGGTGCAGTTGGCCCTGCTGGACTTAACTGGCAAGGTACATGGTCTCCATTAGGAACATATGTAGCTGATGATGCCGTAGCATTTGGTGGAGCATCATATTTTTGTATTAGTCCAACAGTTGGACCATCTATTGTAGATCCAGCAGCAGATACTACAAATTGGGCTTTATTAGCTTCTCAAGGAGCAGTAGGTCCTCAAGGAAGCCCTGGTATTCAAGGTCCTATAGGTTTAACAGGTGCAACTGGATCTGTTGGTCCAATTGGTCCACAGGGTCCTCAAGGAATTCAAGGATTAACAGGTGCAACCGGGGCAACGGGTGCAACAGGACCAGCAGGACCACAAGGACCTATTGGTATTACTGGAGCTGCAGGCCCACAAGGTCCAATAGGACCAACAGGAGCTACCGGGCCACAAGGGCCGCAAGGTACTCAAGGTGTACCTGGACCAGCAGGATTAGTTTTCCAAGGTACTTGGAATTCAGGAACACAATATTTTTTAAATGATGTAGTTTCATTTGGAGGTGCTACATACTTCTGTACAGCTACAACTGTTGGACCATCTATTTTAGATCCATCTGTAGATACAACTAACTGGACATTGTTATCAGCATCAGGAGCCACTGGCCCAGCTGGACCAGCAGGTGCTACTGGAGCAACCGGCCCGGCAGGAATAAATGGAGCTACAGGAGCTACAGGACCTACTGGTGCAACAGGAGCTGTTGGAGCTACTGGGGCAACTGGACCACAAGGAGCTGCAGGTGCAACAGGTCCACAAGGACCAATCGGTCCTGCAGGATTAACTTGGCAAGGACTTTGGAACTCAGGAACAATTTATGCACAAAACGATGCTGTTTCTTTTGGAGGGGCAAGTTATTTCTGTTACAATCCATTAGGTGTAGGTCCATCATTATCAGATCCTTCAGTTGATACTGCTAACTGGGCATTATTAGCTGCTGTAGGAGCAACAGGTCCTGCAGGTGCCGCGGGAGCTACTGGTGCCACAGGTGCACCTGGTGCTACTGGTCCTCAAGGTCCTGTAGGCCCAACGGGTCCTCAAGGTCCAGCTGGTGCAACAGGCCCTACTGGTCCGGCAGGTCCATCAGGTGTTGCAACATTAACTACAACTGGAACAACAGGAGCTGCAACTTTAGTAGGATCAACTTTAAATGTACCTAACTATAGTTTACCACCACAATTTGAGTATAATAATGCTGAAAGAACTATATGGTGTAATGGAGTAGGTAATATTGCAAGTAATACACAGTTTGGAGAAAATGCATTACAATCAATTACTACAGGTACAAGTAATAGTGCTTTTGGTACAGATGCATTATCAGCTGTAACATCTGGAGGTAATAATTCGGCTTTTGGTGAAGGTGCTTTAGGAGGTATTACTACTGGCGGATTTAATACTGCTATGGGTAAATTTGCTTTAAGAAGTAATAGTACTGGTACTGGTAATACTGCTATAGGAACTTTTAACCTAGCTAATAATACTGGTAGTTATAATACAGCTATTGGTACTAGTGTTATGCAACAAGGCACAGCATTTAGTAATAACCTAGCTGTGGGTGCCAATGGTGTATTAAATTCAGCATCATTAAGTGGATCAAATAATATTGCCATAGGTAATAATACTGCTAATAATGTTTCATCTGGTAGTAGCAACACACTTATTGGACATACATCATCACAACAGTTAACAACTGGAGTAGGTAATACTGCTATAGGATTTAATACATTAGCTACTAATACTACAGGTTTAAAGAATACTGCAATTGGTGGTAGAGCATTACTTAATGCAACAGGTTCTAATAACACAGGAATTGGTTCTGATACTGAAACTAATGCATTTAATAACTGTATTGTAATTGGTCAAGGAGCTACGGCTACCGGAAGTGGTCAACTTGTAATTGGTAGTGTGGGAACTCCAATTGTTGGATTAACAGCTGCAACAGCTGGACAAACTCATTACTTACCAGTGACTATAAACGGTGTAGTATATAAACTATTATTATCACTTTAATAATTAAAACATGGCAACTCTACCTGAATTTGAAAATGTGGATAATCCACAGAACACAATGCCTGAGTATACATCTAAACTTGTTCAGATGTATCAATATCAAAACAGATCAGTAGATAAATTCTTACGTGATTTTGGTTCAAAGATTGCCAGTCTGCAGTTTGCAAATAATGCAGCTGCACTGGCCGCTGGACTAAAACCTGGAGAATTTTACACTACTGTATCTGGTACAGATTTAATAGTAAAAGTAGTTAAGTAAAAACTTAAGTTATGTCAAATAGTATAGGAGATTTAAAAAATAGTGGTCTACAGGGAAACAATTGGCCATGGCAATATAAAGTACTTGACGGAATACAAAAAATCTATGATTCTTTAGTAGGAGCTAGTGTAGTAACAGCAAGAACACCTGTAATAGCTTCTGCTACTGGTACAGGAAGTGTTCCGGTATCATATGGTTTTTCAATAGCTAATGTTGGAGGTGCTGCTGGATTAGTTGCTGGTGTTACTTTACCTGCAGGAACAACTGTAAATTTTGCTCCGGATAAAAATAATACTCTAAATGGTATTACTTATGATGCAACAGGTACTACATTTTTAATTACTAGGATTCAATAAATTATGGGCACTATAGTTTCCATAGGAGGTTCAGGTTCTAATGACATTCTTACACAATACCCAATGCTTACAGATGCATTTGGTAGAGTTAGAACAGCACAACCATTAACATTATTTGATTCATCTCATAGATATAGAGATAATGGTTTATGGAATACTTCTACAACAAGTGGAGGCACCGCAGTATTTAGCTCAAATGAAGGACTAGTAAATCTAAATGTAACTGGTACAGCTGGATCTGAAGTAATAAGAGAAACTGCAAAAGTATTTTCTTATCAACCAGGTAAATCTTTGTTGGTTATGAATACATTTGTAATGGCTCCAGCTCAAACTAACTTAAGACAAAGGGTGGGTTATTTTGGAACAGAAAATGGTATATATATTCAATTAAGAGACAACACTTTAAGCTTTGTAGAAAGAAGTTTAGTTACAGGTGTAGTAACTGAAACTGTTGTAAATCAAGCTTCTTGGAATGCTGACACAATGGATGGTAATGGACCATCAGGAATAACTTTGGATATTACTAAAGCTCAGATTCTATTTATGGATATTGAGTGGTTAGGTGAAGGCACAGTAAGAATAGGGTTTATAATAGATGGAAACTTTATAGTTTGCCATAGATTTAATCACGCTAACTTAATTACTTCTACTTATATTACTACAGCATCATTACCATTAAGATACGAGATACTTAATGCATCAACAGCAACAGCAACTACATTAAAGCAAGTTTGTTCTTCTGTAATATCAGAGGGAGGATATGAATTAAGAGGAGCTCAACAAGCTGTTGGTACACCTATTACTACTCCAAGAACATTTGCTGTAGCAGGAACTTATTATCCTATTGCAGGCATTAGATTAAAATCTACTAGATTAGATGCTATTGTAATCCTTACTGCTGTTTCATTATTAGGTTTAGGTAATGGTAAAAATTATGCTTGGAGAATTTTAAACGGAACTATAATAACTGGCGGAGCTTGGAATCCAGCAAGTGCAGATTCTTCTGTTGAATATAATCTCACAGGTACTTCAACTACCGGTGGTAGAGTATTGGCACAAGGATATATAAATTCATCTAATCAAGGTTCTCCAAGTATGGATATACTAAAAGAAGCATTATTTGCAGCTCAATTAGAAAGAAATACTTTTACAGGAACAGCTTTTGAAATAGTAGTTGAAATGGCTATTGATGTTACAGGAGGAACTTTAGGTGCATATGTTTCTGTAGACTGGGAAGAAATAAGTAGATAAGTTATAAAATAAAATATACTAATTCAAATGAGTACAACAATACAAGTTTCAAGTCCTTCTAATCCAAAAATAATTGGTTTTTCTGGAAAAACTGGTACACAAACAAGCTTAACAACTATAACAGTCTCTCAGTCTTTTTTAATACCTGCAAATACCTTTACTAATAATAACATTCTTGAAGTAATATTTAGAATGTTTAGAGAATCAGGTAACCTTGGTCAGTTATATGGACGTATTTATTTTAATACTACTAACAGCTTGACAGGTGCTACATTATTTAATACTACATTTACAATGAATGGTGGTGGCACTCAATTTCTTGGATTAGTTGAAAGAAGATTTGGTTATGATGGTACTAACCTCACAAGTTATTCAAATGCTGCTTTTTCTGACTATACAACAGGTATTGCACAAAATGTTGTATTTAATGCAACAGTTGACAATTATATTTTAATTACAATGCAATGTCAAAATGCAGCAGATATAGCAAATACTAATCTTTGTAAAGTTTTAGCTTATGTTTAATATAGTAACAATTGAGAATGGTTTTATATTCAATAATACTGAATATATATTTGATGGAGAATATGAGATCATAAGTGAAACACAAGTTCATATACCAACAAATAAAGGAATTTTATTACTTGATCTATCATGCTCTATAGATGAAGTATCGTATGATGAGATTAATTTGTTTGTTCAAGCTTTATATCAAGTGGCAGAATGAAACACTTAATTATACTTTCTTTACTATTAGTATTTATTACTTCTTGTTCATTAGAAAGAAGATTGGAAAAATACTGTCCACTATGTACACAAAAAGATAGTACAGTATATATAACTCAAATTAGAGATACTACAATTAAGATTCCTGGAGAAACTGTATATATAGAAGATACATTATTCTGTGATTCATTAGGTAATGTATATGCTTCTAGACTTGCTGAAAAAGATGGAACTATTATCAAACTACAATCAAGAGTAAGAGATAACAAATACAAAGTAATTGCCCGTGTAGATACTATCTACAGAACTGTAAGAGGCAATACTATTTATAAAACCAAACTTGTAACAAAAACTCAAAAGCCACAAAAAATAAAATACATCCCCGGTTGGGTTAATTTCCTTGCATGGTTGGGTGGTATATGGTTAATAATTATTATATTATATATTATATACCGTCTGATTAAAGATCAAATACCTACATTATGAGAACAAATATAACACTGGCAGTTTTGACAATCACATCTTTCTTTGCACCTATCCAGATAATGGTAATGGTTTTAATGTTTATAATCTTTGTAGATACAATAGTTAAATTAGTATCCCTTAGAAAAATAGCTAAAGAATCTAACAGAAAATATAGAGAAGTATTTAAATCTAGAATTCTTAGACAAGGATATATTTACAAATCTTTAGGATATTATATTGCTGCAGGTGTTGTGTTTCCTTTAGACTATTATGCACTCACTCCATTTCTTAATGGATTGCTTGAATTTACAGGATTTAGTTTTATAATTTCTGTACCCGCAATACTTACAAATATTTTACTTGGTATATTTTCACTTATAGAACTAGCTTCAATTAATGAAAACTGGTTTGATATTACAGGTAATAATATACTTAGTAAAACCTTTGATACTGTAAAGAAACTTAGAAAAGGTTTAAAAGACGCATCAGATACTTACAAAGACATCAAGAACTAATGAAACTAGATATTAGTAAAATAGTACAAGCAAGATTAGATTCAGATCAGTTTTTTGCTGAAGAATCTAAGAAGACACAAATCTATCTGCATCATACAGCAGGTGGAGGAAATGCAGTAGCTGTATCACGGTACTGGAATAGTAATGATACAAGAATAGCAACTGCATTTGTTATTGGAGAGAATGGAGACATTGTACAATGCTTTTCATCTAAACATTGGGCATGGCACTTAGGAATAGATTCAGAAGACTTTACTAAGAATGGTGCAAAGTATCAGAATCTAAATAAACTTTCTGTAGGTATAGAAGTGTGTAACTGGGGTCCATTAAAACTCCGCAATGGTAAATACTATAACTATGTGAATGGTGTAGTTAAACCTGAGAATGTTACAACATTAGAAACACCATTTAAAGGTACCAAATATTGGTACAAATATTCAGATGCACAGATAGAATCTTTAAGACAACTGGTAGAGTATTTATGTGAAACATATGATATTCCTAAAACTTATAGATCAGAAATCTGGGCCATTGACAAAGAGGCATTCAAAGGAGTACCTGGAATCTATACACATAACTCTGTAAGAAAAGACAAGAGTGATATGTATCCAGATCCTAAAGTAATAGAAATGTTAAAAAACCTATAATATGAAATTTAGAAACTCTTGGAAATCTTGTAATAAACAATGGGATAAAATAATGATTAGAATAAGATTATCATCATTAGATATATTCACATTTGAAATGGACATCTCAAGAAACTTTTATTTACTAACCATATTAAATTTGACAATTAAAAATAGATAATTATCTACTTCTCTAGATATATAGAAATCCAGGTACTTTGTATGCCTGGATTTTTTTATTTAAATCTTTTGTGTTTAAACTTTTCTTGTATATTTGTGTAAACATTAATTATATAGAAATGGAAAACCAACAAGAAAAGACATTTACTCAGGAAGAAGTAGATGCAAAAAAAGAAGACATGTTAAAGTTTTATACTGAATCTTTAACATACTTAGAAGCTCAATTAAATTATGAAACTATCTTAATGAATATTGATGAAGTAAGATTTAAGAGAGCTCAGTTTCAAATTCAATATGCAATGATGATGGCACCACCAGAAGAAGAAGAGAATAATGAAAATGAAACAAGAGTCAATCCAGAAACTACTCAAAGAAAATTAAAGAAACAGTAATGGCTTTAGTAAATCAAGTACAGAAAAGAGTAGTGATGTCTAAAAAGGATGTCATTAAATATCAGATCTTAACTCACTGTTATATTAAACGTATAACGGTGAGTAACTCTGATTTAGAATGTCTTACTTTACTTAGTGATTTAGGCCCTATTGAATTGTCTGCATTTTGTTATGAGGCTTCTGATGAACATGCAATTTTTAAATCAGAACAGACTGTTAGAAATTGTATAAACAAATGTGAGAAGCAAGGATTAGTAGTAAAAGATCCAAAGAATAAAAAAGTTGTTTTACTTAATCCTATAATGAAAATACAAACAGAAGGTGATATACTATTAGATTTTAAATTCTTAGGTAGATGATTC